CTCTTTTTTTATGCCGTTTTATCGATAGTTAGGCTTAACAAAATAAACGAAATTAAATTTAGTAACGGTTCGGGCATAGAACGAATTGGGACAAGGAGAACAATATGGAAGAAAATCAAAATGTAGATACTGGGGCAGTAAATGAATCAGTAGAAACAAAACCAATGAGCTTTGATGAGGTACTTTCAAATAAAGAATACCAAGCAGAGTTCGACAGAAGAGTTCAAAAAGCAATCGCAACTCATGATGAAAAGATGAAAGCAATCAATGATGCTGAAAAAACGGAGGCTGAAAGATTAGCAAGTATGAACGAGAAACAAAAGCTTGAATATCAAGCACAAAAAGAAAGAACAGAAAAAGAAAATGCACTTGCAGAATTAAATGCTTACAAAATGAAAGAGCAAGCAACAGTAATAGCAAGTGAAAAAGGACTAGATGTTTCTTTATTAAATTTAATCGACTTTAGAACTGTAACAGCAGAAAAGTTAACAGAGAATATTGAAAACTTATCAACATCTTTCAATAAAGCTGTGGAAAATGCTGTCAAGAACAGATTAAAAGAAGAAACACCAGTAACAAAAACAGGTATAGCAGGTAGCCAACCTAAAGCAATACCAACAGTATTTTAAATTTTAAGGAGGAATTAATTATGGCAAGAATTGGAGCATTAAGTATTAAATTACAAAACGGAACATCTGCAGAATATTTAGCAGAACAATATGGAAAGGTTATTGAGAATTTACAACATGTAACATTAGCATCTCAATTAAAAAACAAAGACTTATCAGGAGATCCAACAAGTGGAACTGTTGAAGCAAAAAGATTTGTAAATGTAGCAGGAGCTACTTATGGAACAGCAAGAGCAGCTGGAGCAGCAAGCAAAATAAAAGCTAAACCAGTAGTTATTTCTATAGATGATGATATGGAATACATTGAAGAAGTAGAAGAAAAAGATTTAAAAATGTATGGAGTAGAAGGATTAATTGAAAGAAGAACAGCTAATCATCAAGAAGCAGAAGCTGCAGATGAAGATACAAAATTCTTTGCAGAAGCTAAAAATGCTGGTACATCATTTACAACAACAAAAACAGCTATTGAAGATGTTATTGAAGAAGCTATTCAAACAATAGAAACTACAAAAAATGATTTTGTAAATGGAGTTCCAAGAAACAAAATAGCAGTAGTTATGACACCAGCAGTATATGGACAATTAAGAAATAAAATTAACTCTGTACCAAATTCAAATGGTTTAGGACAATTAGCTAATTGGGAAGGTGGAATATTCAATAATGTTAGAGTTTATTCAAGTGTATTTTTACCAGCTAGTACAAACTATATAGTAATGGTAGATGGAGCTGTAGCTCAACCAGTAACTTCTGATATATATGCACCACAAAAAGTTGATTTATCTAATTCAACAGCATTTGGATTATTTACATCTAAAGGAACAAAAGCAGTTATGGATGATTTAATAATCTATGCATAGGAGGTAAACTATGAAATTTAGAAACATAACAACAGGAGTTCTATTAGAAACAACAAGTGAATTTGTAATAGAGCAAATGAAGAAAAATGACAATTTTGAAGAAGTAAAAGAAGAAGTCAAAAAATCTTCTAAGAAAAAATTAGAAGATTAATTAAGGAGCCAATAGAAATGAAGTATGATAAAGAGGAATTAGTTGAAAGAATAATTCGCGATTTAGGAGAAAACTATCATGATAATGATATTGAAATATTAATGGAAATATTTGAGGAAATTAGTTCTATTGCCTCAAATGTTTCAAATCGAGATGAAACAGATATAAAATTATTCCCACATATAAAAAGAGCTGTAAAATCTGTATATTTAATAAGAGGCGCAGAGGGGCTTGCAAGCAAAAGCGAAAGTGGAGTATCTGATACGTTTGAAAATATAATAGATAAACTTGCATCAGACATCATAAAAGGTGGATTAAGGAGGGTTAAATAATGCTTCTTAGATATTTAAAAAATGTAACTTTAAAAAAAGGAACAAAGGGAAGAGCCTCAAATGGTAATCCTGTTGAAACATACGAAGAAGTTTCTAAACATAAAGTACAGATCCAAGAACTTGATGACGAAATAAGTGCAAGTGTATATGGTGCGAGCATAATAAATATGTATAGAATAAAAACACCGCTAGGAGGCTTAGAAAGCTTTTTAAGACAAAAAGTAAACAACAAACAAGATAATATAAGCCAATATTATATTTTTATAAACAATGATAAGTATAGAATAAAATCTGTAAATAGTAAAGGAATAGAAATAGAGTTAGTATGAAAAATATAAAAAGATTAAATGTTGATTTGGACAAGTTCTCTAAAAGGTTAATACATAATTTAAAACAAGCACAAAGTGAAACTGCTGACAAAATAAAAGAGGATGTTGTAAAGAATAGTGGAATAAGTAGTGGTGAATATATAGAAAGTATAAAAAAGAGTCCAACTAAAGTAAACACAGACACAATAACGACAGAAATATATACAGATTTAAAAAGTAAAGATGGCTATTTTATTGGAAGAATGATAGAAAATGGTACTGGTATATACGCACTAGAGCCACATATTGGACATACAAAGACTTTTTATGATAGTGGATATAAATATTGGTATGTACCTGCAGATGATGTAAAAAGACCAATAGGAAGAGAAATTGAAATCAACGGAATTAAATTTTATATCGCAAAAGCACAAAGACCAAAACCACATTGGAAACCAGCCTTAGAACAAAATACCGATTTATATAAACAAAAAATACATCAAGCTTTAGAGGAGGCAAAAAAATGAGAGAAACAATTCAAAAAAAATTGCAAGAGCTAACAGATATAGAAAGTGGAATAATAGTATCTGATGATATTGTAGAAAATAATAAAACTTATTTTGGATATGAATTATCTAAGACATATCTTAATAGTGATTTTGATAAAAATTATACATATAGAGTATCGATAACAGGTTACATTACAAGAAGAATAGATGTAGAAGAAAATACTGCAGAAATTGTAGATAAGGCTACTGATGACATACTTAATCAACTTAAAGAGTTGAATTTTAAATGTAATGCAGAAGACATATCTATAAGTAATAATATAAGGAAAACCGCTATAAATGGATATGTTGAATATAACGAAATCAATAATAAATTAATTGTTTAAAGTGTGCGAAAGCATGCTTTTTTAAAAGGAGGAATATAAAATGGCAGAAACATATAATGCATTAAATGGTGCTAAATTAGAGTACTCATCAACAGAATCAGGAAACTATACAAAAATATCTGGTTTAAAAACAATACCAGACATTGGTGGAACACCAAACACAATAGATACAACATGTTTAGATAATACAAAATATGAAACAGCAATAAATGGCTTGTTACCTGTTCAAAGTTATGAATTTGAATTTAACTTAGAAGCACCATCAGCAACATCAAATATAAAATTAGTAAGTGATTTAGAAGATGAAGGAACAATAGCATATTGGAAATTAACATATGCTTCTGGAATAGTAATATCATTTAGAAGTGATGTTAAAACAACTATAAATGGTGGTAGCACAGGAGACTTAGAGTCATTCACAATGACATTAACACCAATAGATGAACCAACAAGAACAATTTCAGTAGGTTAGATGAAGTCCGCCTTAATGGCGGATATTTTTTTGTATAGGAGGAAAAATTATGAGATATTTTAAATTAAATTACACTACAAGTGAAGGTGAAGAAAAGGAAGTTAATCTAAGATTAACATCACAAAATTGTGAAGAAATAGAAAAATCATATAATTGCACATTATTAGAATATGTACAACAAGGTTCAATTACTTCATTAGTTACATTACTTAAATATATGAGAACAGAAACAACTTTTACTAAAAATATGGCATTTGATTTTTATGATGAATTGATAGATGCAGGATACACAATAGAGTCAATATTAATGGATATTATATATGAAGTATTGGTAGTAAGTGGAATAATTTCAAACGAGGATTTAGTTAATATCAAGGGAGAAAAAGAAAAAGTTCAAAATATGACAGATGAAGAAAAAGAAGAGTATGTGGCTAAAAGAAAAAACTTGAAAAAGTAGAGGAATATTCAACTACAAAGTATGTAGAGTTCCTCTACGATGAATTATTACAATTTGATTTATTATATGAAGATATGTATGAGATGACACCATATGAATTAAAGAAAACTTTAGAGCAAAGAAAAAAAGGATTAAGCTATAAACTTTGGAAGCAAGGAAATTTAGGACAATTTATGAAAAAATATCCAAATTCTCCTGACGAAGCTAATCCAGAGTTAGCACAACCAAAGAAAACATATAAAATGCCAGACTTCTTAAAAGAAAAATGGTTAAAACAGAAAGGAGTGAAGGTATGAACGAAAAATATGGTATTGAATTAGAATTAATAACACATAAATTCAAAGAAAAAATAGATGAAATTAAACAAAAATTCAAAGGAGTAGAAGATCAGCAAATTGATGCAGGAAAACAATTTAAAATAGACACATTAACAAAAAGAATGGAAATAGCACAAAGACAATTAGATAATCTTCAAGCTAAGTATAAAAAATTGGCACAAGAAGAAGAAGCATATTATCAACAACAACTTAAATATGCAAGTAGAATTTCAGGTGGGGGTGTGCCTGTAGAACAATTACTTGATGGTGATACAACATATGAAAAAATGATTCAACAGTTAGATAATTTAAGGTTACAAATAGATAGTGCAAAAATTAAGACCAGTGAATTTGGAGAGAAAATAAGACAATTAAAACAACCAGCAGAAGAAGTAAATGAAGAAACAAAAAAAATACCAATAGGTTTTTCTAATATGAGTAAAGGAATAGAAAAGGTAACATCAAAAATAAAAAGATTTGGACTAGCATTATTTAGTATAAGGAGCATTTACTCATTAGTTAGTAGAGCAAGCTCAGCATATTTAGCGCAAGATACAGATTTGAGTAATAAGTTACAAGCTGTTTGGGCTGGATTAGGAGCTATGGTTGCACCAATAATAGAAAAAATAGTTAATGTGCTATTAAAAGGTGTTAAAT